TGATGATTGTCAAATGTAAATGGCTGTGCCCAGGTGTTTGCCAACTTCTTTCGCCAATCTGGAATAATCGCCAACGCAGTGAATTCCTTGATGGCGTCCTTGGGGATTTTCTCTCCCGAACCTTTTCCGGGTAATGGTTTGGCGGCAGAGTTATTGTAGAATGAAAACACAATACTATCGTCATACATACCTCTCAACTTGGCTTCCGATAAATCTTCGTATTTTGTTTCAGTGACCGCCTTCTCTTTGCCGCTACTGCTGCTACGTGAGCGAGAGGTATCCTTAAATTTGATAAAATCAGGAATGATTGCGAATGGCCCCGCATTACGCTCCATGCACTTGTCGACGATTAACTTTTTAATATCATACGGGATTTCCGCAAAAGTAAAGATTTGTTTTTCCTTGTACGCTACCAATTTATAATGTCCGCCAGTATACTCAACTATAATATACATCTCAGGTCGGAACTCGCCCTTGTTTTGTAAAATCGTGTCATTTAACTGCCCGCATTGAATAATATTATCCAAATCTTTTGCATTATATGCTTCGCTAGACAACATGATAAATTTGATATTCAGAATGCATTCCAGCGTGGAAATCGCCCAAGTCTCGGCCCAAAACTCGCAGGTCTTTATTTTTTGCTTGAATTTTTCCAAGGTATCGACACCCTTCATAAATTTGAATTCATTTGATAGCTGTGCGGTCATCTTTTTTGCGCGAACAAGGTCATCGTGTTGTTTTTTTACCTGTTTTGCATTTTCGACCAGGAGTTTTTGTTCATTGCGGTCCAACATATTTGAAAACTTGGCTTTAATATCCACATAATACTTGGCCAGTTCTTTGATGTTTGCGGTCTCTTTTATCAAGGCGGAATTATAATTATCATACAACTCCTTGTAGCTCATGAATATTTCAGGGGTGACTTCTTCTGACAACTTTTTCCGCAATTTCGCAACAGAGGTTTGTTGAGCAATTTGAGAGAAGGCGTCGCGAATCGTCGCAAACAAGCAATCGCCATCACCCTCGTTATCAATCACGCTATAATTGGGATTTTTCATGATTTTTTGTATCCAAGTATGGTCGATGGTTTCCTTGTATTTCTCTCGCACATCCTTTGCCTGCGACTTGGTTTCTCTCTCTAATAACATGGGAATCGCGACGCCCTTGGTTAAAATAAAAATATCCTGTCTTTGTTCAGGTATAATGACGTTCTCTTCGGATGCGACCATTTCGCCCTTTTTACTTGAGACCTGACCATCCTCATCATCATCGCTATCTCCATCATCCGCATCGCTATCTGGGCGCTCATCAATCTCTCCTTCTTCAAGGCTACTTCTAGGCTTCTTGGTCACAACTTCTTCCACTTCGGGAACTAGGCGTTTGGTTTCAAGATACGTGGGTGTTACAAACGTGTATATTAATGGCTCGTCTAATTTTTCAACGTCTAAATTGTTTTCATTGTCCAAATAACGGAGCTGATTACTTTGTAGAATTTCATAAACGCCAATTTGTGTCGCAGTCTTGTTTTTTTTTACTAAATAAACAGGATAGTATACAAGACCCTTGGTTTTAAATGTATCCTTGGCAGTCCCAACGGCGACTATAATATCCACGTTATTGACTTGAATTTCATACAATTCCGACTCCATTTTTGAATCTTCGGGATAAACCTTTTTTAATTCTGGATAACTAATGCTACCATCTATTTTTGATAAAACCATCGTACTATATTTTATAGTGATAATATATAATATTTAATACTTTTTTAGTAGTATTGAATATTTATCCTGATATTACGCCGATAAAACAAATCGCTTCATAAACTTGTCTGATTTGAGTTCTTCCAAATAATGCCAAAGTTGTTGGCGTCGCATGACAAGTTCATAATTTTCGGAATCGTGTTCAAATACGACTATGGCTTGTATAATATCCGCCTTTTTAAGCTTAGCCATTTTTCCAATGTTGTAATATTCGTAAATCATGCCGAGTTGTTTCAAGGTATAATTCAAATCATATTCGCTCATTTGTGCGAGGAAATAATCGCCAGATGGTTCTGCGTGCAACGGAACATCCATTTTTTCAAAATCGGTTAAAAACGAGTTTAAATCTAAATCGGGCACGCCATCCATCATTTCATCGACTACATAATTAACGTTTTCGTTATATTCATCTTTTTCCATCTTATATAGAAGAATACATAACAACTTTAAGCCGGTATTTACATTATTTTTACATATTTAGATAAATATCTCTAGATATATACACCATTGAACATTTAAAATGGCACTCTTAATATGCTTACGGAATACACTAGGACATTACTTACAAACAACCTCCTTCAACTCGTAAGCGGAAATTAAAAAAATATATACTATAATTCACTTAAAAATTATTTATGTAAATTATATAACAACGAATGAGATTAAAAAGTGAATTGTATAAAAAAGAACAAGATGATATTACAGACAAAATTATTAGCATATTAGATTTGGCAAATAAACATACATATACTCTTTATGAATTGGACAAGAATGAAAAAGTCCAAAAACAAATTATGGACCTCATACCAGAAATACGAAAATGGTTTGCTTTTAACAATATGAAGGCAGTTGGAGAACCAGATAAAAGAAAACGCCCTTGGTTATCTATTATTAAGCATCTTCTCAAAACCAAATATACAATTGAAAATAAAGAACATCAATTCAAAAACAACGAAAAATGGATAAAATCGCCAATGTATATTTTTACAAAAGTTTAGGGATATTGACTTAATTTATTATATTTAGGGATAATGACTTAAAATAATATCTTTGTATAGTATATAGAATGGAAAAGGCGAAAGAGAAACCACCAGAGTTTTTCAAATCCATTAAAACTTCGCTAAAAAGCGTATTGAAGCATCCCGAAATCAATACCAAAATATTAAATGATGCTGTTGTGAAATCTAACAAGATTGTTATTCATACTTTACAATTTCTCAAATTGTATTTATTGGATTATTATGAAAATAACAATAAAACATTACCAGACATAAGCAAAGAGTTAATAAATAACTCTATGAAAGTTGTTTGTGGTGAGAAAACTGAAAAAAGAGGAAAACCAGCAAATAAAGAAACAATAGAAATGAAAGATACACTCATATCGTTTTTTAACAAGCACTATTTACCACTTACTCAAACTGACCCAATTGATTATGCTGGGATGAATACTATTTTAGATTATTTGAAGGAAGACGTAATCACGATGTATGAGAACAACATTCAATTACATTATGTAGAATATGTAGAGCGATTTGTAAATGTTATTTGGAATAAGAAAATGATTGTTGATAAGATACGAAAATTAGGCAAAACCCAAAAGGAGCGTGAAGCGCGAGTAAGAACTCTTTGCGCCGAATTACGCAAAATAAAAAATGATTTGCTGAATGTGGATGGAAAACCATATCAATCCAGTTCTCATTACCATAACTGGATTACAGAACAAAAACAGAATATATTACCCATAAAAAAGAAATACGAAAAAAATAGTATTTACTATGATTTGAAATGTTCGCCTATGGATTATTTTCCGTGTATGATTTTTATGATGAAACGAGTTGAGAATGACGGCGAAAGTGTTAATAATGTTTTTCCTTTACGGAGTGAAATCGCACCAAAATACATACGATTAGATACAACTACATTAATTAATTTATTATTGAGAAAGGAACACGGCACAAAAGGGTTTTACAAGACAAAAGGAGAATTGAAAAAGAACGAAGATAAAATATGGGAGTTCTTTTTTAGAACAGAGCGAAAAATGTTTTGTAAAACTGGATATTCGTTTCATCATATGGTTTCTACGGATGGCGTTGGATTAAGCATATTATTTTTGCGTGCTGATTTGGTTGGTAAGAAATTACCTATGATGAAAAAGGGAATATCACGAGAATTATATATTGATGAATTAGATGATTATTCTTCTTTACAAGATAAGAAGATTGTGGGCATCGACCCTGGTAAAGAAGATTTGATTTATTGCGTGGACGATGCTTCTAAAGATGCGAATATATTTCGGTATTCACAAAACCAGCGAAGAAAGGAAACCAAGATGAAAAAATACAACAATATTATTCTCGCTATGAAAACCAACAAGATTGAAGGGAAGACAATTATAGAATATGAAACTGAACTATCACATTTCAATCGTAAATCATTACAAATTACAAAATATAAAGAATATTTACAAGAAAAGAATAGAATAAACCATATATTGTTTCAGTTTTATCGTAAAGAATTATTCCGCAAGTTAAAATTTGGTAAATACATCAATATCAAACGCAACGAGCAAAAAATGGTTCGCAATTTCAAAAAAGCATTTGGAAACCCAGAAGAAGTTGTAATTTGTATTGGAGATTGGGAACAGAAAAAACAAATGAAATTTAAAGAACCAACATTAGGAAAAGGAATACGGACCTTGTTTAGAACAAATAATTATAAAGTATTTTTGGTTGATGAATTTAGAACCAGTTGTAAATGTTCTAATTGTAATGGTGGAGTGTGTGAAAAGTTTAGAGTAAGAAAAAATCCAAGACCGAAACCAAAGAAAAATAAAGAAAATCCAAAGAAAGAAATAAAATACGATGAAATGCGGTTAATTCACGGACTACTACGCTGTAAGAGCGGTTGTGGGTTGTGGAATAGAGACCGCAATGGTTCATCAAATATCTACAAAATAGCAGATAATGCGATAAATAACATAGACAGACCAAGTTATTTATGTAGAGAAACAAGTAATCAAGGCACTTTACCGAGTGTCTATAACCAAACTTTATGCGGGTATGAAAAGACCCAACCTTGAATTATTTTTTTGGCATTAAGCGTGCCATTTTAAATGTTCAAGGGTGTAAATACGAATGTCTAAACTCATCCGAACTAACGAGGATATACGCCTTGCAGTTGATGCATGGATAAATAGTCAAACTAATAAAGCGAAGCGAACTAAAGCTGTGAATAAATATGGAAATATCGCAGAATGGGATACTTCCAATGTAACAGATATGTCAAATTTATTTCGTGATGCTCAATCATTTGATGATGATATTAGCATGTGGGATGTATCGAATGTCACCAATATGAGTGGTATGTTTTTGCGTGCTAAGATGTTCAACCAGGACATTATCGGGTGGGACGTATCTAAGGTGACCAATATGAGTGAAATGTTTCATGGTGCAATGTTATTCAATCAAAACCTTGGCATATGGGAAGTATCTAATGTTACCGATATGAGTGAGATGTTCAAGATTGCTATATCATTCAACGAGGACATTATTGGATGGGACGTATCGAATGTCACTAATATGAGCGAAATGTTTTTAGGTGCTTATTCATTTAATCAGGACATTGACATTTGGGACGTATCTAAGGTGACTAATATGCAAAGCATGTTTCAGTATACATCATTTAATCAGAATATTGGTGGCTGGAATGTATCTAATGTTACTAATATGCGCGCGATGTTCTATCGTGCCGAAAAATTCAATCAAGACATTGGCGGTTGGGACGTATCCAAGGTGACTAATATGCAAAGCATGTTTTCGTCAGAAAATGCGTTTTATGTGGAGGAAGCTGAGAGAAATGAAGCCGACAGATGGGATGAAAACGCGGATTATCAGGCGCCAGCAGCACAAGCAGATCTCCAACGTGGTATGCCTTCTGCATTCAATCAGGATATTGGCATGTGGGACGTATCGAATGTGACTAATATGCAAGCAATGTTCATGTATGCTACATCATTTAATCAAGACATTGGCGAGTGGAACGTATCTAATGTGACTGATATGAGTGCAATGTTTTGGGGGGCTGAAAGTTTCAATCAGGACATTAGTAGTTGGGACATATCTAAGGTTGTATATACGCAAGAGATGTTTAAAGATTGTAATATTGACCCGGAGAATAAACCAAAACCGCCAGGGTTGGATGCTAAATTGGGCGGTGGTTTTACGCGTAAACATCGTAATCACCTACCGAGAAAACCAAGAAAAACGAGAAGCCTAAGAAAAATGAGAAATCCGAGAAAAACGAGAAAAATGAGCAAACTGCGAAAAATGAGAAAACCGAGAAAAACCAGAAATGCCTAACCTATAACTTGGAAAAATCTCCACGATTATAATGATACATCATAAAAGCAAAAAAACCAATAAGGACATCTGCCAACAAGAACTTCCATGCAAAAGTTGACCTCTGTATTGCATAATAAGCGAATAATCCATACAATAACGCATGAAGCGGTCGTAGATTGTTCCACCATATTTTACCACCAAACACTTCCGCGCCAGTTTGCCTAGACCCAGTCAAATAGATATAAATGAATCCAATCATGGGTAACAGGGCTAAATATCCCAATAAAGGTAAGTACATCAAGTTAATATTTTTTGCAATGTACACAAAAAGTGCCCTAGTTCCAATACAACCAATCAAGAATAAAAGTATTCTCTTTTTCAAGTCGTCCATCTTGATATATAATATTAGTAAATATTTTACACCTTTGAAGATTTAAGTTCGCACAAAAATTGTTACAACAAATATAATGAAAATTATATAAATATTTTTCATTATATATATTATCGTAATGGATAAAGATGAAATAATAAAAGAATTAGCAGAAAAGAATGCTAAATTAGAAGAGGAACTACAAGCAACCAAAGAACATCTCAAAAAATATACAGCACCTTCATACAAAAAGGAATATTATGAAAAGAATAAAGAGGTTATTAATGAACGAAATAAAAATTATAAACCTACACCCGAACAAAAAAAAGAATACAATAGGCGTGAATATTTGAAAAGAAAAGAAAAATTAAAAAAAGATACGGATGAAAATATTTAGGAATATATTAAGAAATTACTTAAAAATAAAATGTTTAGTAAATGTATAGGATGGAAAATCCAAAAGAAAAACCACCCGAGTTTTTCAAATCCACAAAAACCTCGCTGAAAAGCATACTAAAACACGCTGAAATAAACACGCGAAAAATCAACGATGTAGTTATCAAGGCACACAAAATCGTTATTCACACTTTGCAATTTCTAAAAATGTATACTCTTCATCATTACCAAACATACTCTCATACCATACCTATTATTGATAAAGTTTTGATTTTGAATATTATGAAAGTTGTTTGTGGAGAAAAACATACTAATCAAGGAAGAATACCCAAAAAAGAAACATTAGAACTCATAGAGAACCTTACTTCCTTCTATACAGAACACTATAAACCACATACGCAACCAGAACAATTAGATTATGAATATATGAGTAATGTTCTTTCCTACTTGTGTGAAGACATTATGACCATGTATGAAAATAACATCCAATTACATTATGTGGATTATGTGGAACGATTTGTAAATGTTGTTTGGAGGAGGAAGATGCTTG